AAGTGGCGAACAAGTGTTTCAGTTTTGGGAATCACAAGCCAACAAGGTTGCAACTTGCGTGAGCATCAGTAATGACGGAACCATCGTGCAAGGATTTGGAAGCGAGTGTTGGGCGTATCACCTTGGATTGGGTACAAAGCACTTTATGTCCCAGGGGTTGCCATATCTTCCGTTGGATCGTTCATCCATTGGTATTGAAATATGTAATTACGGACCATTAACACAAAAAGGTGGTAAGTATTATAATTATGTAGGTGGTGAAATCAAAAAGGACGATGTAATTGAGTTGGATAAACCATATAAGGGCTACAAGTTATGGCAGAACTACACAGATGCACAAATTGAATCTGTAAAGGAGTTGTTGATCCATTGGAATACGAAATACGGCATTGATTTGACTTACAATGAGGATATTTGGGAAGTAAGCAAACGGGCATTGAAAGGCGAGGAAGGTGTATTCACACATAATTCGGTTAGACCAGACAAGGCGGATGTGTACCCACACCCCAAGTTGATTGCAATGTTAAAGTCACTCACAAAAAAATAAGGCCATTCACAAAGAAAGTGGGTTAATTCTCACTTTTTTTTAATCTTTTTATATTTGGAATTTGGAATTACCAATTATAACCCCGTATTTTGAATCATAATACAAACGGATATGAAAAACTTGACACCAAAACAACTACTTAAATTAGAAAACCAAATTGGTTTATTGTCACACAAATTGGCATTAGTATGTCAGCAACACAAAATTGCAGACCGCAACATGGATTTGGTTGACGCGGGATTTGATGATTGGGATGCAGAAACACAAGAAGGTATGGTTAACGAACTTCACAATTTGGACCGTATGCTTGACACACTTCATTGCAGAATAATTGATTTAAGAGAAAACGAGGGGGCTTAATCGCCCCCACTAATAACATGGATATGACAATCAACATTTACGAATGCGTTTATCGCACAGAAAACGGCAAAGAATTGTACACTAAAACTTGGTATGCACCGACATGGGAACACGCTTATCGCATGGCTGAAATTTATCGCACAGTCACTTTACACGATGCGTTTGATTTTATTTTACAACGCATTTAATTTGGAATCTAAAATTATTTAACCTATTTTTGAAAAGACAAATAACATGGATATAATTTACTTCATTCTACTTACACCCGTTGCGGTGGTTGTTTCCTTCCTTGGATGGAAGTTGAGACAGTACAAAAATGACATTAACAAATTGCCAGAGGCAACCCCGTATCAGTACGAACGCGATGAGTACATTCCGCACTTTGATGAGTACACACAAACATTGTATCAGTTTAAGACGGGCAAGAAATGAACAACCAATTATTAATTTGGACCCCAGAACTTAACAAGTTGCGTGAGGTTATTGAAACGAACAAGAATTTCAAACACATCAAGATTATTGAGATGCACTATGAATCGGAGTTAATGGATTTATGGCGTATCACATTTAACCAGGAATTGACATTGTGGGAGGCCTTTGAATTAGGAAAAGAAAGTAAACAAATATGACAACACACGAAGCGTTAAACGAAGTATTCAGCAAATCAAACAAAGAATTATCAGAGGTATTGAACACCAATTACAACACGGTAACCACATGGAAATTTCAATTCAAACGGAACGGGTTATCAATGGAAAAACAATTTGAGATTTTAGAGCAACTTAATTACACATTAAAAAACAAAATAATATGGAACAAACAAAAAGAAGTGCGGTAACCAATGTAACCGCCAACGGATCATTCGATGGCCAGTATGGCACATTGTACAAATTTGAAATCACCTTTGCCAATGGCGATTCGGGTGAGTATGCGAGTAAGTCAAAAGACCAAACCAAATTTAGTGTTGGGGTTGAAACGGATTACACCATCACGGACAGAACATTCAAAGACCGCATTTATTACAAGATTGCACCCGTCATGGCACAACCAGGGGCAACGCAACAATTCACACCAAAGGCCAAAGACCCCGAAACGGGCAAACACATTATGCGTATGAGCGTGTTAAAGGTTGCGGGTGACCTTGTTATCAACGGGGACATTAAACTGCATGAGATACTATCCTATGCCCAAATTTTTGAGAATTTCGTGAACAATGGTGTTGACACTTTGCAGAACGCGAAGCCAACCAATTACGATAGTCAAGATTTACCATTTTAACAAATAAGATATGACAAACGATATTAGCAAATTGGCAAACATGATGATTGAAGTGGAGGGGGGCGAACGATGCCCCCTTGCATTCCACATCCACTTAAAAGAAATGGCGGAAGCCATCAAGGAGTTTCAAGACCAGGTCAAGCCCTTGGCATTAACCGAGGCCGTGAAATGGCATGGTCAAGTTTACTGCGGTTATGAGATAACAAAAAAAGCGGGTGGGGGTCGTTACAATTATGACCATATACCCGAGATAATTGAATTGAAGAACCAGGTAAAGGAGTTGGAGAAACAAGCCCAATATGCGTATAAAACAACCAACCAAGGTTTGTTGATTAGTGCAGACGGGGAATTAATAACACCCGCCCAGTACATTCAGAACGAGGACACGATCCAAATAAAACTAAGCAAATGAGAGCATCAAGATACACAACACGACTAAGGTATCAAGCGTTATTAACAATGGTTTCCAAAGGTGAACGCATGACCAATCAATTAATCAAGGACAACGGGGCGCAGGGTTGCACATCGTTGATGTTAAAACAAATGGGTTACCTTGACATGTATGGCAAATGGATTAAGGATAAACCATACACCGATGCTTTGGTTGACCAATTGTTAATGGAGATATCCAAGCACAGAAGCAAGTACATTCCAAAGGAGGTTCAAACACCAAAGCCAGTTGACCTATTCACTAAGGTTGAAAATAACGAACTACGCGATTTTATCGACAAGTTAAAAGGCCAATACAAATTCAGCACGGAAACGATATTGGCATTGGACATAATTAAAAACCACTTCCGCAAATGAAAATGTTTATTTTATCCCTTATCTGTATTGTATTAAGTGGGTTGGGTTACGGGTGGTTAATTGTGCATCACCCGTATGTGGCCCAGTGCATCGGAATATCAATAGTGGGGTTGGGTGGTGTCATTTGGATTGTTGTGATGTTTAACGCAATAAAAAGGGGGCAATGAAGCCCCCCATCCTATGATATGACAAATAACAAACGGATTTTGCAAATATACGGATAATTTATTTTATATTTGTGGCGTTAACGGGATTGTTGCGGATTCCTTATGTTAAACGATTTTTACCCTATTAGAATAGTCGCACCGCAACTGCACTATTTTGATGGGGTTTTTTATTTTATGAAAAACACATACACAACCAAAACCAGAGTAGACAAAAACCATTGCGTAATTGAAGTGTACATCAACCATGAGTGGTGGCACACTTACGACTTTCATTTAGACCAATTGTATTTTATTAGCGGTAGGAATATCTTTTCCGACCTGGGGGATAAAGTTTGGGGAACGCCATCAAACCTTCATGAAATTTACAATGAGGTTATCAAACATTTATTATCAAAATGACATGGCCATTTTTAGGAAAATCCACACATCGTTTTGGAGTGATCCATTTATTCAAGACCTTGACAATGACCATCGTTTATTCTATTTGTATTTGTTGACTAACGAACGAACCAAACAATGTGGTATTTACGAAATCAGTAAAAAACAAATGGCGTTTGAACTTGGATACAGTATTGATAGAGTATCCAAACTCCTTGCATACTTTATAAAGGTGGGCAAAATTCTATATTCAGAAACCACAAAAGAGGTTGCATTAAAGAATTGGCTAAAATATAACGGGTCGACATCACCAAAAGTTGTAAGTTGCATAAAATCAGAACTTTGCGTTGTTAAGGATAGAGTATTGATAGAGTATGTAAACGGTATGTATACTGCATCACAAGAAGAACAAGAAGAAGAACAAGAAGAAGAACAAGAAGAAGAACAAGATAAAAACGATTTGTACCCGTTTGAACAATTTTGGGAAATGTACTTAAAGAAGGGTTCCAGAGTCAAAGCAGAATCATCCTTTGAAAAATTAAAGGATTCTGAAAAACAATTGTTATTTACATTTATTCCAAAGTTTATTCAAAATCATAAGGATGCGGGGAAAATGGAATATCTTCCGCACTTTTCGACATTCATTAACCAACTTCGATGGAAGGATGAATTGCCGTATCAGATAATTAAACCAATTGAAATTTCAACAAACAAACTCCCACTTGCAACCCTATGAACAACCAACAAATTGTATTAGCCAACATTTTATTCTATGATACCGCCCGTCACTTTTTACCACGGGTAAACAAAAATTGGTTCACAGACCCATTCGCCAAAAAGTTGGTCGAGGTCATGACTGAAATGTATTTAGACAATGAACCCATTGATATTTTAACCCTTGCCAAACACTTTGAGCGGACTGAAATTGTACAGATTGTTAAACTACAACAAGAAGCAAGTGGGGTTGCGGACATCAAACCGCATTTGCAACAATTAGAATATGCATACCTGCGGGATGAGTTGGTTAAAAAAATAACCACAATCGACATAAATAAGGATTTGAAAACTTTGGTGGCTGATATTCAAGAAGCATTAAACAACACTAATTGTTCAACGCACCAAGACCCCGAAAGCATCATTAAGGTTACAAACAAAGTTGTGGATCAAATCATTGCCAACTCCGAAAAAGGTGGTAAGTTGATTGGGAAAGAAACGGGGTGGAAGTTTTTAGACAAATATCTTGGCGGGTATAACGAAGGGGATTTGATTGTAATGGCGGGTAGACCAGGGATGGGAAAGACGGCAATTGCATTAACCCTAACAAAAGAGTTTGCACAACTTGGAGGCAAGGCATTGTTTATCAGTTTGGAAATGAGTAGTGAACAATTGGCCAAGCGGTATATGTCATTGATTGGTGACATCGCAAATTGGAAAATGAGAAACGGGGTATTGACACCGTTGGAAATTGAAAAAATAATTCATGTTGCCAACAATCAAAACATTGAATTTTTTATTGATGATGATAGGCAAGGCAAGTTGGAACAAATTAAAGCCAAGGCCAGGTTGCACAAATCCCGTAAAGGTTTGGACTTATTGGTTATTGATTATTTACAATTAATGACGGGGTCAAAACAAAGTAGGGAGCAAGAAGTGGCCGAAATATCGCGCGGATTAAAATTGTTGGCAAAAGAATTAAAATGCACAATCATGGTATTAGCACAGTTATCACGGAAGCCAGAAGATAGAGCGGACAAACACCCAATGTTGTCAGACCTACGCGAATCGGGAGCCATCGAACAAGATGCAGATGTGGTTATGTTTCCGTATCGACCCGCTTATTATTTGGATGTTAAACCATTAATCGAGGATGCTGAATTACTTATCGCAAAAAATAGGAACGGTGAATGTGCCACGATTCCAACAACATACGAAGGAATGTACACGATGTACAAAGAACGAATTGAGCAAAAAATTTCATCACCTTTTGAATTTTGAAATTAAAATAGTATAATTGTATCGACAAATGAAAATGGATATCAAACAAACGGTGATTGACTTGCTCACGCAGTACGCCGACTTCAAAGACAACGACCAACAATTGGTTGCATGGTATTGGAAATTGGAAATGGAGGCGATGGGTTACCCATCATCCAACACCACCGCAATGAACTTCTTAAAATTAATGGCAAATGGGCGGTTAACATCCTCCGACACCATTACACGGGTTCGCAGATTGGTGCAAGAAGAAACACCCGAATTGCGTGGTAAAAAGTACGATGAACGCCAGGCCAAACAATCACAAGTTAAAAAGGATTTAGGATATTGATATGACAAACAATAAACAACAAACGCCATTGGGATGGTTCATTGAACAACTTGAATACAAGGGAGATTTGCGAGAAACTCCATCAATTAGAAACATTCAATTAAACATTGATACATCTGATTACATGGAATTGAAAGTACAAGCCAAAGAAATGGAGAAGGAACAACACGGAAAAACTTGGGATAATGCTATGGATAACTTAGATGCCCGAGGTGGCAATATGGTTAGGGCTTGGGTAGATTTTGATGATTACTACAACGAAACCTACGGAGGAAAAGAATAATGTTAAACGAAGAAATTACACCTATCGACCAGTTGATTGAATGGTTGCAGATAAACCACAACATCACCATCCCAACGGATTTATTTCACGAATTAAAACGGGATGAAAAAATTCACGCCCAATGGTGGTATAACAAAGGATTCACAAAAGCCAAATCAATCTATTTAGACGCGGAATGAAGCATTTGGAAAGCCGTATGCAAGTGCAATGTGTAAAGTGGTTTCGACTACAATACCGCCAGGTGGGGGATTTATTAATCCATGTTCCCAACGGTGGATCACGCGATTTGTTTACGGCCCAAAGGTTAAAAGCGGAAGGGGTTATCCCAGGGGTTTCGGATTTGGTGTTGTTTATGCCCAACTTAACCCACCACGGGTTATTCATTGAGTTAAAAATTAAACCGAATAAGCAATCGGAACATCAAAAGAAGTGGCAATTGATGGTTGAGGCCATGAATTACAAATATGTGTTGGTATATTCGTTTGAGGATTTTATTGTGCAAATAGAAAGTTACTTTGATAACGCTTAACGATATCGCCAAACGCCACATTGAATGGATTAAAATAGCCAAATACTTGGGTGCAAATCGTGATGAGGTCGATGATATGGTGCAAACAATGTATTTGAAGTTGGGGGAAATACAAATCAAGGAGGGTTCACTAAACAGATTTGCCAATTACAACGGAACCATTAACACCATCTATCTTTTCAAAATGCTACACAATGCGTTTATAGACATCAAACGGGCGGAAAACAAGACAATACCACACCAAGACCAATTCAACCCCGTAGAAAGCCCCGAAATGGCTGAAATGGCCCACATGGACTTGATGGGTGAAGTAAAGAAAGCAATTGATGACCTACGAGATTATGACCAGATGTTATTGGAACTGCATTTTGTGTACGGACATTCGATGCGGGACATTGAAAAAAAGACGGGCATTCCAACCCATAGCGTATTTAACTCAATCAAAAACGCGAAACAATTTATCAAACAAAGAACAACGGTAAAATATAAAATTTATGCAGAAGAAAAACGAAACACGGAAGAAGTACACCGAATCACGACCATCCATCGGGGTGGGGGATATGATTCAGAAGGTGACACAAGCCACGGGGATTGAACTTGCCACCAAATTTTTGATGGGCGAAGATTGTGGATGCGATGCCCGTAAACACAAATTAAACAAAATGTTCCCAACCCGCCAACCATTGTGCATGACGGAGGATGAATACCATTGGTGGACACATTTTAAGACAGTAAACGACACGACATTGGCCCCAATGGAGGCAACCAAGATAGCGGAGATATGGTCACGCATATTCCGTTCAAAAAGAATTTACAAACCATGTTCGTGCAACCCAAAGGCATGGCAAAACATGATAAACGAATTAACCCAGGTGTATGAAACTTACGAGAAACCTTTGTGATTGTTGTGACCATTATGCAGAATCAACAAAAGAACTTATCAACGAGTTGGGGCCAAACATTGAACCGAACCAAATTTATATGTGTATAAAATGCAGACAGAAATTTCAAGACCGAGCAAAATGGGGGCCGTGGTTAGACGCCGTGAAATCCTTGCTAAGAAGTACGCAATTATGATTCTACGCGAGGACATGGGAATGACATGGGAAAAGGTAGGCAAAGCCATGGAAATGAACCCACGTGTTTGTAATGAACTATATTTGAAAGCCATCAAAGATGAAACCTTGGACAAAGATTTATTTAGACCACTTTGGTTATGACAAAAGTGATTGGATTCAATGCGAAGTACCCGAATGCGGAAAACAATGTATTGATGTCCACCACTTATTGCCCAGGTCACGCGGAGGCAAAGACAACATCGAAAACCTTATGGGGTTATGTCGCGATTGTCACCACGAAGTACACTTTGGAACAAAATTGAAAAACGAATATCTTATCACAGTACACCACATAAAACTAAACAAATGATTGAGGCATACAACATAAACGAGATACACCCCAACGAGGCAAATCCACGGACGATACGCGATTCAAAGTTTGAACAATTGGTCAAGTCAATCCGAGAATTTCCCGATATGACCATGGTACGCCCATTGATTATCAACCAAGACAATATGATTTTGGGAGGGAACCAAAGATTTATGGCAATGAAAGAACTTGGGTTTACAACAGTACCTTGCCAAAAAGTTGATTGGAGTGCAGAACGCCAAAGGGAATTTTTAATCCGCGATAACACAAATTACGGATCGTGGGATTGGGATGCACTTGCCAACGATTTTAACGCAGACGATTTGGAAGATTGGGGATTGGAATTACCAAAGGTTATTGATGAGGTAGAGGAAGAACCAACAATTGATACACAAAAAATAACATTGGAGTACACGCCCGATGAATACAAGCAAGTAAAAAAAGCACTTCAAAAAATAGCATCAACCCCCGAACAAGCCGTTTGGAAATTATTAGAATTATGAAAGCATGGCGAGAAACCAACAGAACCACACCAATCGACAACGACTTGGTATTAATTGACACCACACAAGTCGCATACATTATGGATGGACAATGGTATTTAGAACACGATGATAGCCCAATACATCAACCAATTTGGTGGATGCCCATCCCAATTTTACCAAACGATTGATTTGATAAAGATTTGAAATTATGCCAAACCCAGAAAACATAATTCCACCAAAGCCAGGTGAAGTAAGGAACCCCAACGGGAAACCCAAAGGAACCAAGAACCGAAGCACCATCGCACGGAAGTGGTTGGAGGTAATGCAAGACACAAAGAACCCCATCACGGGTGAATTGGAAAAACTATCCCAAGAAGATTTAATCACACTTGCAATGATACACAAGGCAAGGAAAGGTGATGTGGGTGCGTACAAACAATTAATGGATTCGGGATTTGGTATGCCCACCCAACAAATTGATGTTACAACCGAGAAACCAATCTTCAACGGCATTGATTTGGATGTGAAGTAATGTTGCAAACCACGACCGCCCAGAGTAAAATTGCCAACCTGCGGAAGCGGGTGCGGATAGTTAGGGGTGGGTGTGGGGGTTGTATAACATACAAAACAAATGTATATTTGTAGTATGATTCACGATAAAGCAAAAACAATTAATGGTGATGTGTTATTCGACATCAAAGGTTACGAAGGTTTGTATTCAATTACAATTTATGGGGATGTTTACACTTGGGGTAATGGCAAGTCATTCACAAGCGATGGCAAGTTAAAATACCTTAAGCAAACATTAAAAAGAAATGGGTATTGGCAAGTCAAATTATTTAAGAATGGTATGCGGAAGTATTACAACATACATCGCTTGGTTGCCCAAACATTTATCCCAAACCCCGACAACAAACCCGAGGTAAACCACATTGATGGATTTAAGGATAACAATAAGCCAGACAATTTGGAATGGGTTACAAGCCGTGAAAATCAGTTACACGCATTCCGATTGGGATTACAAAAAGCACCAAGGGGAAAAGATAGCAATTGTTCAATACCAATCAATCAGTATGAAAAAGATGGTACATTCGTAAAGACATGGGAATCAATTAACATGGTTAAACGGGAATTAGGATTTAACAGTGTGGGAATTATCGGATGTTGTAAAAAACGCAAACGATACAAAACCGCATATAATTACAAATGGGAATATGTTACAACAAACAACGGCACAGATTAAGATATCAAAATTGAGGAAGCGTGTACGCATCGTAAGGGGTGGTACATCTTCCTCGGTTTAACCCCCATTGCTTCGGTGGTGGGGGTGAGATTCAAAAACATTCAGTATCATTCCGATGCTTATCACCTACGCGGTGCAAAACCCAAAGTGTG